CTGGCCTGCTGACCGCAATTGCGGACAACACCGCGATCACCGTTGGCAACAGCTACCGCCCAAGCGTGGCTTTCGCCCGCTCTGCATTGGTACTGGCTGCCCGTCAGCCTGCCATGCCAGTGGACTTGGACGGTAACGCCATCGATGCGGCAGACGATGTGATGACCGTCACCGACCCGGTGTCCGGCCTGAACTTCCAGCTGGTCCAGTACCGCCAGTACCGCCAGATCTACTGGGAGATCGCGCTGGCCTGGGGTGTGAAAGCCGTCAAGCCGGACCACATCGCCCTGATTCGCGGCTGATCTTCACCGGCGGCGGGGAGACCTGCCGCCTCATGATCCATACAGGAGAACGCACCATGGCTCGCAAAACCGAAGAGCAGAAGGCCCAGGAACAAGCCGCTGCAGATGCCCAAAAGGCCCAGGAACTCCAGGAAGTAGCCGACAAGGGGGACCAAACGCCCGCCGAGAAGAAGGCGGATGAGGCGGAGCAGAAGGCGGACGACTCCGCTGCAAAAGCACAGGAACTCAACAGCCAGTCAGAGCGCGGTGGCGAGGTCACCACGGCCGGCGAGGTTAGCGTCATCGATCCAAAGCTTCCTGCTGGCGACCACCAGGCACAGGTGTTCGGTAATGTCCCTCTCAACCCGGCCCCTGCGCCTGGCCTGACCCAAGGCGTGCCAACCGTGCGCATGGTGAACGAGCGCTCTGACGGCGAAGTGGCCACCGCTGATGTCCATCCGGACATGGTTGGCGACTATGCCCGTGCAGGCTGGCGCCTGGCCGAGTAAACAAGCCCGCGCTGTCGTATTGGTGGCGCGGCATCCAAATTACCCACGGGGAGATAGCTGTGGCCTTGATCATTGAGGACGGGAGCGTCGTCCCCGGCGCCGAAAGCTACGCCACTACCGCAGAGCTGGCGGTGTATGCGGCGAACTTTGGGAAGACACTTCCTGCGGACGAGGCTGCCCAGGAAGCGCTGCTGCGCCGGGCCACGCTCCAGATGGAGGCAATGCCCTGGAAAGGCTGCACAGTGCGCTGGGATCAGCCACTGTCCTGGCCCCGCGCTGATGTGCGCAAGAACGGCTTTACGATCTTGAGCAACACGATCCCCCCTTCAGTGAAGGCCGGGCAGATGGCCCTGGCGGCGGAGATCTATGCCGACGACCTGATAGACCCGGCCACGAAGCAGGGTGCAATCATCGAAGACACCGTAGGCCCAATTACAACCAAGTTTGCCGCTGCAGCCAGCACCGTGACGAAGGCGGCTGCCATCCGGCAGTCCTATGCCCAATTCACTGGACTCGTTCAGTCGGGCAGCCAGGTCAAGCTGAGTAGATCCTGATGGCCGACCTCTACGATAGAGCCAAAGCCGCAGCGGCCCGCGCCTTGGCACCTCGTTCAGCAGGCGGGAAGGGCGCAGAGCTCACCCTCCAGCGCATTACCAAGGGGCAATACGACCCTGCCGCTGGCAAAGCCACTGAGACGGTACAAGTGTTTGAAGGCTCTGGCCTGCGGGAGAACTACAAACAGTCGGACATTGATGGCGCCGCGATCAAACAGGGCGACGTCAAGATCCTAGTGTCTCCTGTGCTGCTGAACGGCACAGACACGCCTCAACCGCAGAGCCTGGATCGAATCAGCTTCGCTGGCGAGCACTACACGGTGCAAAGCGTCGAACCCTGGGACTACGCCGGCCTTGCCGTCGGCTTCAGCGTGCAGGCCAGAAGATGAGCTTTACCCTAGACCTCAAGGCATTTGCGGAAAAGGCCAAGGCCAATGCCGAGCAGGTGGTTCAGAAGGTGGCCCTGGACCTCACCTATGCGGTCATCGACCGGTCGCCCGTGGGTAACCCGGAGCTTTGGGCTGCCAACAAGACTGCCACCGAGTACAACAACGAGGTGAAGGCGCATAACGCCGCGCTTCGCAATGATCCGGCCAATCTCACGAAGAACGGCAGGCTGAAGCCAGGGCGCCTGCTGAAAGATGGCATGGACCTGGTATCTGGCAAGGGCTATGTGGGTGGGCGATTCCGTGGCAACTGGCAGGTCAGCATCGAGACGCCGATTACTGAAAACATTGAGCGGGTGGACGCAGGCGGCGGTGCCACGAAAAGCGCGGCCGTGCAAATCATCCAGAAGTTTGAGCTGGGTGCCGGAGCGATCTGGATCATGAACAACCTGCCCTATGGCCCTCGTCTGGAGTATGAAGGCTGGTCGCGCCAGGCGCCGGCCGGCATGGTCCGCGTCTCGGTTACCGAGTTTCAAGCCTTCGTCAACAAAGCCGTTTCGGAACTCGAAAAATGAGCGACACGCTGATCAGGGCCGCGTTCGAGACGCGACTCGCCGCCTGGGCCGATGCCCGCAGCCCAGCGCTGCCCATCGCCTATGAGGATTTTTCCTTCAGCCCGCCAGAGGATGACGGGACCTATCTACAGGCATTCCTTATGCCCGCTCGCACCACCAGCGATGACTTGGAAGGCGCTCACACATCGTTCCAGGGCGTGTTCCAGGTGAGCATTGTGACCAAGGCAGGCTCAGGCCGGGCAGAGGCCTCTGGCATAGCTGATGAACTAAGGCAGCTGTTCCCAAACAATCTTCGGCTGGACTGGGGCGGCCTGGCTGTTTTCGTGATCTCGCCGTTGTCCACGGCTGCAGCGCTCGCCGGAGATACAACCAGCACCTTACCCGTGTCGATCCAGTACCGCGCCGACACATTCTAACCGCCCCGTTGGGCACCCCAGGCCCGCCATGTGCGGGCTTTTTTGCGACCAGAGGAAACTCGACATGGGCTACAAGATCCCGAACGGCGGCTACTTCCAGCACGCCGCTACCTACGATGCCGTGCTGGCTGTAAGCGACATCTCTAACGCCTCTGAGGCCGTGGCCAAGGTCACCGGCGCTACCCTGGCTGCGGGCGATATCGTGCTGCTGAGTTCGGGATGGAGCAAGCTGGACAACAAGGTAGTGCGCGTGAAGGCTGCCACTGCTACCGCCATCACCCTGGAAGCTATCGACACTAGCGATACGACGGTCTTCCCCACAGGCACCGGCGGGGGCAGCATGAAGAAGGTGCTGACCTGGGTGCAGATCCCGCAGGTCACCGACCTGGCCTTCAGCGGTGGTGATCAGAACTATCTTGACGTGGTGTTCCTTGAGGATGACCAAGGTAAGCAGATCCCGACCGACAAGGCCGCCAGCAGCATGACGGTGACGATTGCGGATGACCCGACCAAGCCATTCAATGCTGTGCTGCTTAAGGCCGATGCTGCCAAAACGGTACAAGCTGCGCGCCTGGTGTTGCCTGGCAATGATCAGTTGCTGTATGGCGCCTACACCTCGTTCTCCAAGCAGCCGGCGGTGTCCCGCAGTAACCTGCTCACCCGCACCGTGAGCCTGGCGCTGCAATCCGACCCAACCCGCTACACCCCTGCGAGCGCCTAACCCATGCCCTCATTCAAGATCGCACAGAACCCCACTTTCAAGGCCCCGGTGCAGATTCCACGTGTCGGTGGCGATGCGGTGGAGGTTGAGTTCGAGTTCAAGTACATGGACCGCAAGGCCTTGGCTGAGCTGTTCGAGCGCTGGGGCGCGGCCCGTCAGACGCTGCTAGACCGTGTGAAGACTGAGGAACTGACCCTGCCCGCATCCACCGAGGCAGAGATCCTGCTCCAGGCCCAGCAGATCAGCGATGTGGTGGCTGGCTGGGCGTTCGATGAGCCCTTCAACGAGGAAAGCGTCACATCCTTGGTAGCCACCTGTGTGGGTGCACCCCAAGCAGTCATTGAGGCTTACCAGAATGCCTACCATCCTCACCGCCTGGGAAACTTGCAAGCGTAGCCGAGGCCATGTACGAGGCCGGCGCCAGTGACGAGACGTTGGGCGCATTCGGCCTCAAGGCCTCGGACCTACAAGAGGCTGTAGTGGACGTTCTGCCCGATGTATGGCCGGCCTTCCAGCTGTTCAGGGCAATGTCCACCCAGTGGCGCATGGGAATGGCTGGGGCTACAGGCCTGGACTACGCAGCAATACCAGTGACCGGGAAGTTGCTTGGGATGAATTCCAAGGCGATTCGCAGCGTGTTCGATGATGTCAGATGCATGGAAGGAGAGGCGCTGAGGTGCATGGCGGCAAGGGATGAGCGCGCCTAAAAGTGCTAGCATGGCGTTTCCACCCCATGGAATGAACCTATGCCCAAGCTCATGTATTTCTTGGCTGTAGTAGCAGCTGTGATCGGCGTCTTGGATTTATCCAGCGCCCAATCTGGCTCACATGCCGAGCTGGAAGCCGGCTTCCTGTTTATCGCGGTGCCTTTGTTGGCTATTGCGGGTTTCGTTATAGGCCGCAAAACCACGAAGGTGTGTCCGGCCTGCGCGGAGCGCGTCAAAAGGAACGCTTCGGTCTGTAAGCATTGCGGTACCCCGCTCCTATAGCGAACTATTCGGACTCAAGCCCGCTTCGGCGGGTTTTTTTATGCCTGGAGAAAAGCATGACCTCAATCGCAGAGCTGGGCATTCGCATTGATTCCGGCGATGCCGTGCAAGCGGCTACTGACCTTGATCAGCTCACAGACGCTGGCAAAAAAACCGAGGATGAATCCAAGAAGGCAGGCGATGCCTGGGGTCGTGCGCTATCTAAGATGTCCACTAACACTCAGCAGACCGTACGTGAGCTGCAGTCGCTTAACGGTAAACAGGACGAAACATCTCGCATTCTGATCACGGTTGGCCAGTCTATCCAGCAGTCGGCCGCGGCCTTTGCGAGCGCCGCTTCTGCTATGGCTGCTCTGCGTACTCAGGCAGAACATGCGAATGCTGCCCAAGCTGTTACGGCTCAGACTGCCGATAAAGCGGCTGTAGCAATCGTGAAAGAGGCAAGCGCCCTTGGGGAGGCTGCAACTAAGGTAGCTCCGGTCGTAGACGCCCTCAACAAGATTGACCAGGCAAATCGCAGGATCGTCGAAGGAGCCAGCAAAAAGCCTACGCTAATTGATACGCCCGCTCTGAATGCTGGTGCGCAAGCTCTAGGTAAAACTACGGCTCAGTTTGATAAGGCTGATAATGCCCTTCAAAGGACAGGGATATCTGCCAAGCAGACCGCTGCCGCTTTGCGCGGCGTGCCGGCTCAGTTCACCGATATAGTGGTCAGCCTCCAGGGTGGCCAAGCTCCATTGACCGTTCTGTTGCAGCAGGGCGGCCAGCTGAAGGATATGTTCGGCGGTGCGGGCGCTGCTGCGCGCGCATTAGGTGGCTATGTCGCGGGGCTAGTGACGCCTTTTACGGCCGCGGCAGCCGCTGCTGTTGCTTTAGGTGCTGCATATTACAAGGGCAGTGAAGAAGCTGAAGAATATCGGAAGGCTTTGATCCTTACCGGCAACACCGCCGGTACTAACGTAGGTGCCCTTTCTGACTTGGCTAAGCAGATCGGCGCGACCGTCGGAACAACCGGCGCAGCAGCAGAAGTCCTCACGCAGTTGGCGAGCAGCGCAAAGATTGGTAGCGATAGCTTCGGCACCATAACCCGGGCGGCGTTGGAGATGCGTCAGGCTACAGGGCGCTCCGTGGAGGATACCGTTGCCGAGTTTGTTGAAATAGGCAAAGAACCGGTCGCGGCTGCGAAGAAGCTGAACGAGGAATACGGCTTCCTGAGCGCCGCTACATACGCCCAAATTTCAGCGCTGAAACAGCAGGGTGACACCGTAGGGGCCACTCGGGTTCTTACGGAGGCGTATGCCTCAACAATCCATGAGCGAACTGGCGAGATCACAGGAAACCTGGGCCTAATCGAGCGCGGGTGGAATGCGGTCTGGAACGCTACTAAGCGTGCAGTTGATTCAGTTAGCGACATTGGCCGGCCGACTGGTTTGCAGAGTCAGCTAGCCGCTGCTCAGTCTGATCTTACCGATCTAGAGAAAAAGGCAAAAAACAGCATTGTTGGTGGAGGTTTCGGTACTAAAAAAAGGCGCGAGGAGCTTCAAAGTACGATTCAGGCGCTGACTGATCAACTTCAGACCCAACAGAATATTGATAAGGCGCAGGCCAACTACAACCTGCGGCAGCGCGAATCGGTTTTGTCCCAAGAAACACTGAATGGGCAGCTCAAGACCACAGATAGCAATCAGAAGAAGCTAGCTGATCGTCTGAAGGAAATTAACGAACTGGCGAAGAAGTCTGCCGCCGGTGATGGTGGTAAGGTTTATACGGATGCTGAGCTCAACCAGCTACGTGATGCAGCCCGCAAGCAATTTGCGGATAAACCCAAGGCGGCAGGATCGGTCGATCTCTCCAGCTTTAATGACCAAAAAAACGCCCTGGCCGAGCTGGTCAACACCTATCAGAACTCGTACAAGGAACTGGACGCTGCCCAGCGCGCCGGGGTGATCAGCCAGGAAACCTACACCGCCCAGCGCTCCACCTTGATCCGGGCAGAGCGTGAAGAGGTGACGGCGGGGTATGAGGCAGAGATAGCTGCGCTTGAGGAGGCGAAAAACCGGGCCAGCACTTCCGCTACCCAGCGCGTGCAACTGGACCAGAAGATTGCCGACGCTCGCACGTCGATGGTCAAGGCTCAGAAGGATGCTGATAGCCAGTTGGAAGTGATGGCCACGGCCGAGCAGGGCAGGCTGGCCAAGCAGACCCAGGCGGTGAAAACCTACACCGACGCGTTGAATAACCAAGTTGCCACGCTGCGCCAGCAAGGGCGGCAGGCAGCCGCAACACTTGGCATGGGTGATCGGCAGAGCAGCCTCTACCAGGCGCAGAACGCCATTGATGACCGGGTGAACTCGCAGAAGCTGGACCTGGCCAACCAGTACGGCGATGGCTCGCGGGGCATGAGCCTGGACGAGTACCAGAAAAAACTGGCCGCACTGAACAAGACCCAGCAGGACCTGCACGACACTGTGCTGGCCAACTACAACGATATGACCGCGGCGCAGGGTGACTGGACGGCTGGCGCCTCCGCTGCCTGGCAGAACTACCTGGACAACGGCCAGAACGTTGCTGGGCAGATGAAGACGGCATTCACCGACCTGTATGACGGGCTGACCGATTCACTGGTGGACTTTGCCTTCGGCGCGGATGAAAGCTTCGGCGACGTGGCGGTCAGCTTCGCCAAGATGGTAGCGAAAATGGCGCTGCAGTCCGCCGCTTCCAGTGTGTTCTCCGGGGGCGCTGGCATTGGCGGGCTGGGCGGCATTGTATCTGGCCTGTTTGGCGGAGGTGCAGCGGCATCGGCCGGCAGCACGGCAGCAGGCTACACGGGTAGCGCTTTCTCCAGTTGGCTGGGTATTGGCATGTCAGGTGGCGGTTACACCGGCGACGGAGGAAAGTATGACCCCAAAGGGGTGGTGCACGGCGGCGAATTCGTCCTACGCAAGGAAGTGGTCAGTCAGCCGGGCATGCGCAACTACCTGGAAGGGCTGAACGCTAAGGGGTATGCCGATGGCGGGTATGTATCCGGCACAGCCTCTCGCCTGTCTGGAGCTTCCAACTCTAGCGCCCCACAAGTGCATATACACATCGCCAGCGATGGTAGCTCTCAGGTAAGTAGCAACACCCAGGGGCTGGAGTCATTCGGGACCGAGATAGGCAGCTTCGTCACTCAGAAGTACAAGGAACTGGAAGCCAAGTCGCTTAGCCCGCAGGGCAACATTCGCAAAGCAATTAACGGGAGGGCCTGATGGCTGACACCTTTACGTGGAAGCCGGACAAGTCTGCCCCAGGCACTTTTACCCAGCGCACCCGGTCGGCGCAGTTCGGCAACGGCTACATGCAGGAAGCGGCCGACGGCATCAACAACGAAACCCAGTCCTGGGACCTGACCTTCACCGGTACCAAGGTGCGGATCGGAAGCATCCTCGCGTTCCTGCGCAAGCAGCAGGGGTACAAGGCCTTCATCTGGAAGCCGCCGTTCGACGGACCGCTCTACTTCAAGTGCAAAGTGTTCAAGCCCACACATGTGGGCGGAAGTGCCTGGATGCTCACCGCTACCTTTGAACAGACCTACCAGGTGACCTGATGGCTGAAAGCATTTACGAGGACATCCAGCGCCTGGAGGTAGGGCAGTACGTCGAGCTATTCGAACTGGACCTTGCTGGCCTGGGCGGTGATGTATACCGATTCCACGGCTACACCCAGGTGGGGCCGATCTACTGGCAGGGCCTGGAGTACTCGCCCTGGCCGATCAAGGTCGAAGGGATGGGCATGACCGGGGAGGGGCAGCAGAGCAATCCCTCGCTTACCGTGGCCAACGTTACCGGCTTTATCACGGCGCTGTGTTCCACGTACCAAGATCTGGTAGACGGCAAGGTGATCCGCCATCGCACGCTTGGCCGGTACCTCGACGCCGCCAACTTTCCGGGCGGCAACCCGGAAGCCGACCCGACCGAGGCCTTCGCCGATGACCTCTACACCATCGACCAGAAGCAGTCAGCCGACAACACGACCGTAACCTTCGTGCTGAAGTCACCGCTGATTGCCACGGACCGCAAACTCCCTGGCCGCCAGATCGTGGCGAACTGCTGCCAGTGGCTAACCATCGGCGGCTATCGAGGGCCTTACTGCGCTTACACCGGCGGCGTCTATGCCACTGATGACGACGTGCTGACCGACGACCCTGCCAAGGATATGTGCTCAGGCACGCTCACTGGCTGCAAGCTCAGGTTCGGCGCTAACAACCCCCTGCGCTATGGCTCATACCCCAGCGCTGGCTACTGAGGTTTCCATGCGGCTTTCTAAAGAAACCATCCAGGCGATCTACGACGACGCCCGCGCCCGGCTGCCCGACGAGTCCTGCGGCTTCATCGTGTTAGCAGACCGCGTGAACCGGTATGTGCCTACTGCCAACACCGCAGCGAACCCGTTGGAAGACTTCCGCATTAGCGCTGAGGCGTGGGCCGAGGCGGAAGACACGGGCAAGGTTATAGCCATCGTGCACAGTCACCCTGGGCAATCGGCACGGCTGAGCCATGCTGACCGGGTATCCATGGAAGCTACCGGCTTGCCCTGGCTGGTGGTCGAGATCCGTGAAGGCGAACCCACCGGTCATCTGATCCATGAGCCGAGCGGCTACCAAGCGCCTTTGGTAGGGAGGCCTTTCCAGCACGGCGTGCTCGATTGCTACACGCTGGTGCGGGACTACTACCAGCGCGAGCTAGGCATTGAGCTACCTGATTTCGAACGCGAGGACGGCTGGTGGGACAAAGGGCAGGACCTCTATGCCAAGAACTTCACCACAGCAGGCTTCGAGCCTGTAAGCGCCTCAGACCTGCGCCAGGGTGATCTGATCGTCATGCAGGTTAGGGCGCCGGTAGCAAACCACGCCGGGGTATACCTGGCCGACGGCACGCTCAAGACTGAGCTAGGCCTGCACCCAGTACCGGGCTGCATCCTGCACCATCTCTACGGCCGCGATTCCAAAAGGGACCCCTTTGGTGGGTTCTGGCGAGAGGCGGCACGTTTCTACATGCGACACAAGGATTCCCCCTATGGCTGAGCGTATCCGCACTATCCGCCTGTATGGAAAGCTGGGCGCTCGGTTCGGTCGGTTGCATCGTCTGGCGGTCAGCTCTGCCGCTGAGGCAGTTCGCGCGCTGGGTGTGCTGCACAAGGGGTTTGACCAGTTCCTCATCGACTCCAAGGGAATGGGCCTGGCCTTCGCGATCTTCTATGGCAAGCGCAATCTGGCGGAGGATCAGTTGCGTGACCCACCCAGCGACAACGACATCCGAATTGCACCTGTGGTGCAGGGCAGCAAAGGCGGAGGGCTGCAAGTTGTGTTGGGCATCGCGCTGATTGCGGCCGCAACAATCGCGACGGGGGGCTTCGCCGCTGTAGGTGTGGCCGGTGCAGGGGCTTGGGGTGTTGCAGGCACTATCGGTATATCCCTGGCGCTAGGTGGAGTCGCCCAGATGCTAACGGGTGGCCAAGCCAAGATCGACAGCGCTGAAAGTCCCGACAACACCCCGAGCTACAACTTCTCGGGCATCAAGAACACCACCACCCAAGGCAACCCGGTCCCGCTGTGCTATGGCGAAATGACTGTGGGTTCTGCCTGCATCTCGCTGGGCATCGTCGCTGAAGACGAGCAATAGGGGCACGCATGAACATGATGGCCGTACAGGGCGCCAAGGGCAGCTCCAAGCCGCACACGCCTGTAGAAAGCCCTGATAGCCTGGTCAACACCAGCTACGCCAACATCCTGGACGCCATCAGCGAGGGGCCAATTGTCGGCCTGGTCAATGGTGCGCAGTCAATCTACTTCGATGAGACTCCCCTGGCCGACAGCGACGGCACGCTCAACTTCACAGGCGTTACCTGGGAGCAGCGCACTGGCGAAGCAGATCAGGACTACATCACTGGCTTTCCAGCAGTGGAAACCGAGCACTCGGTAGGCGTTGAGCTCACGGCCAAACAGCCGTGGACGCAGGCTATCAGCAATCTGGAGCTGTCCGCTGTACGCCTGCAACTGGGTGCGTCGTCCCTGTACCAACAGGAGAGCGACGGGGACACCGTGGGCTACACGGTGAACTACAGGGTGTTGCTTTCCACTGACGGAAGCGACTATGCCACCGTGATCGACACTGCTTTCAGCGGCAAGACCACCAGTGGCTACCAGCGTTCTCACCGGGTTGACCTACCAAAGGCAGAGCAGGGTTGGTCCATTCGGGTTGTGCGTAGTACTGCTGATTCCACCAGCTCAACGATTCAGGCTACTACTTCGGTGGTTAGTTACACCGAGGTGATCGACGCCAAGCTCCAGTACCCGTACACCGCTTTACTCGGGTTGAAGATCGATGCAAGCCAGTTTTCATCCATTCCGGAACGCGCCTTTCGCATCAAAGGCCGGATCATCTCAGTCCCGGTCAACTACCAGCCATCGAGCCGGACCTACACCGGCGCTTGGGATGGAACCTTCAAGCTGGCGTGGACCGATAACCCGGCCTGGGTTTACCGTGACCTGATCCTGAATGATCGCTATGGCCTAGGCCGCTTCATCAGCGAATCCCAGGTCGACAAGTGGGCGCTGTACCAGATCGCACAGTACTGCGATGTGCTGGTGGATGACGGCAAGGGCGGTACCGAACCGCGCTTCACCTGCAACCTGTACCTGCAATCGCGCAATGACGCGCTCACCGTGCTGCAGGACATCGCCAGCATCTTCCGTGGCATGGCCTATTACGCCGGCAGTGAGGTCACTGTGTCGGCGGATATGCCAAGCGATCCGGTGTACACCTACACCAACTCTAATGTGATCGATGGCAAGTTCTCCCGTGCCGGGTCCTCGGGTACTACCCGCTATAGCGTATGCAAGGTGGCCTGGACCAACCGCGATAACTTCGGCGAGCAGAAGGTCGAGTACGTCCAGAATCAGAAGTCTTTGGCGCGTTACGGCATTCGGGAAACCGAGACAACTGCATTCGCGTGCGCCTCCCAAGGTCAGGCACAGCGCGCGGGACATTACACGCTGCTGACCAACCAGCTGGAAACGGACACAATCAGTTTCAGCGTGGGCCTGGACGGAGTTATCGCCCGGCCTGGCCAAGTCATTCGCGTGGCTGACCAGAACCATGCTGGTCGGCCTATCGGCGGTCGCCTGAAGAGCGCTACGACTACAGCTGTGGTGGTCGACGATGATCTGACCGTGTCCGCTGGCGATACGCTGGTCATCATCCAGCCCAACGGCAAGGCACAGACCCGCACCATTCGCTCGGTAAGCGGGCGTACGATCACGGTCACCCAGGCCTTTGACCAAGCCCCGTTGTCGGAATCCATCTATGCGGTAGAAACCGCTGAAGTGGTGCCCGAGACGTACCGCATCCTGACCGTGGCCGAGAATTTCGGCGACGACAAGCTGCAATACGACCTGGTGGCGGTACAGCATAACGCTAGCAAGTTTGCCGCCATCGACAGTGGCGCACAGATCGTGACGCCGCCGACTACCACGCTCCCTGGCGCTGTGCAGGCAAGGCCCGCCAATGTCGTCCTATCGACCTTTGATGCGGTAAAGCAGGGCCTGGCGGTCGCCACCATGCGCGTGACCTGGGACGCGGCCAAGGGGGCCAATAGCTACAACGTGTGGTGGAAGCGCAACTCAGGCGACTGGGTGTATGCAGGCGTGACCTACACCACTTCGATTGAGGTAGCAGGGATCTACACCGGCACCTATACCGCCCGGATCTCTGCTGTCGGGGTGGGCAACAGCACATCGCTGTGGGCCTATTCAGAGGCGACCCAGCTGTATGGCAAGACTGGTGAGCCGCCGGCGCTGGCCAGCTTCTCGACGATCTCAGAAGTATTCGGCATACGCCTGAACTGGGCCTTTCCTGAAGGTGCGGAGGATACGCTCTACACGGAGGTGCAGGAGTCGCCGGCTTCTGATGGCAGCAATGCCACGCAGTTGGGCCTGATCTCTTACCCGGCACGGACCTACTTGAAGTCCGGCATGGCCGCCGGCGTGACGCGGTTCTTCCGTGCACGCCTGGGCGACCGTAGCGGTAACAATGGACCGTGGACAAAGTGGGTGATGGGCCAGTCAAGCAGCGCGGGGGGCGAGATCCTGACCTACCTGGCGGGCCAGATCAGCGAGACCGAGTTGGCCAAGCATCTGCAGGACAAGATCAGCGAAATCGACGACCTGAAGGACCAGGTGGCAGCTCTGGACGGCTTGAAGGCCTACCAGGCAGCTCAGCCCTACGCCGTCGGCGAAATGGTAGTGCAGGACGGGCGCATCTACCAGGCGGCCAAGGCGGTACCTGCAAAAACACCACCACCCAACACCGATTACTGGACGGACGTAGGGCAGTCACTGGAAACCGCTGCGGGCCTGGCTCAGCAGGTAGCACAGAACAGCGCGGCCATCACCGACGTACAGGCCGAGACCAAGAGCACGCAGACCCTGCGCGCTGC